AAATGAATATATCCGCACCAAATTTAGTAAGTGCTGCTGTTTGTGCCGCACCGTAGCCGGCTTTACCTGCGCCCTGAATAATTCCAGCTGCGCTTGTTGCCATACCAACTCTAGCATTACTAGCATTTTCTGCTTGTGCTCCATATCCGCTAACTAGCATAGCTTTAATACCACTAGTAGTCATTTTATCTAATACGCTATTTAATTTTTCATCTGTACTACGCAAATCATCTGCTGCCATTACTCCTGCAATGTCAGCTGCAGCTAATCCACTTGTTGCAAGTTTTGCTGCTAAATCTGCGCCAGTAAGTTTCATTAAATCTTGTCCGTTTGGTAACTTTTTAAGTATTTCTTGTTTTTTCAACATTTTAGCTAATGTTCCTTCATCCATACCTAAAAGTTGAGACATTTGTTTTCTAGCAAACATGTTGGTACGCAATGTATCGCCTTCTTTTTCAAGAATTTCATTCATTGTCATGGCCATATCGTTAGCTTTTCCGGTTATCATTGCTTCGCGATATCTGTTTGTTAAACTATTACCTTGATTGTCAACTAATCTACGTCCAGAAAGCAATTGATATTCCATTTCTTGACCAATACTCGATTCGATATTTAACAAGTTATCGCCGGTAGTTGTCAATTGTTTCATGTTTATGCCAAGTTGTTTGGCTTTGATTACGGCTAATTCTAATTGTCCTGGCATTCGACCAAATTGCATTTCTGTATCTGCAGATAAACTAGCCATTTCGGATATTAATTCAGCGGTAATTTCTAAACCAGGTACTGCTTGTTCAATTGCGGTAGAAATATTAACTTGATTTGTTAAATGTTGTTCTAATCCTTCATTTGCATCTGCATATAATTCAATATACTTATTAGCTATATCTCCGGATAATCTGTAATTCATCATTAATGCTTTTGATGTTACTGCTAATGATTTTCCAAATGTATCTGCAGCTGCGCCAAACCCTTTTCTGCCAGCAAATGCGCCAATAAGACCTTTAAGATTGGTTTGTATTGCCATTACAGCTTCGCCACCAATACCCATTACCGTAGCTAACGTATCAAACTCTTCACCTAATTCTCCAGCCTGTTTAATGCTCAATCCAAATGTATTTTGTAAACTTTGAAATCGTTTTTCTATGATATCAGTATTGGCAAAAGTTTTGTTAAATTCGCCCATAGCGAATTGCATACCTCCAATTTGATTATTCAATGCTTGCATACCAGCAAGATTCCCGGCACTGGAAAGTAAACCCGTTAAATCAGCTACTAATCCCATATCAATTTCTTTTAATAATAAATATTATGTTTTAGGTTTTTTGGTGGCAGCTTGTTGTTTTACTTGTTGTTCTCGTTGTTGTACAATATTGTTGATTTTTTTAATCCAAAAGTTGCGTAAAAAAACCGGCATATTGTATATAGTATCCCAGTCCCAACGGCCTTCGCCGAACCAAATCATATCAAAAATAGTATCTTGTAATTGTACGCGATATGATGCATCAAAACCAAAAAAGGTCAGTTCCAACTGGAAACATTGCCTTGAAGGTGCTCCCATCTTCACCTTCAAAATTCATTTCATAATCGACGCCAGGTGCATTGTTTCTAACATATTCTCGAAATTTCTTTGCATCTCGTGCAAAAAATTCATAACGAACAAAGTTTTCAATTGCTGATTGTTTCAGAAACGGTTTCTCGCGTTATCTCAGTTTTTGGATATGCAAATTTAATTGTAGTTTCTGTATTTACTTGATATGTAAATTCTCCATCTGCATCAGCTACTAATGTAAATGGTTTGAATTGAACTTCCGTTAAATTGATAGTTCGTTCTAATGCGTTTCCAGTTTTTGGATCTGGTATTTGTACAGTGTATTCTGGACCATATGCCATTACCCGAGCATTAAGTATTAATCCATCTTTATCAACACTACAAATATCATTGACATCAACTTCCGTTACGATGATCGATTGCAACAATTTATCAAAAACTACACCCTCTCGTATATATGATGTATTAGTTAAAATATCTTCATCGTATGCAGTCATATATCTTAGTTCAATAGTACCAGAATGTAAAGGATGATTTTTAGGATAAACTTTACCATCTGATGCTAATTTAACAATAACGGATGGTATTTTAGTTTTTTGTTTGTTTTCGTATTGCTGACGTGCAATGTTTACTAGATCTTGAGATCCTAATCGTGTTGTGACTTTGTTGTCCATGTATTCCTTTTTTATAACTGTTTATAAAGGGGGCCGTAGCCCCCATTTGATTTTGTATTAGAAGCTTAAGAATGCCCAATCATAACGTATTGTTATTGAAATTTCTTGAACTGCATCTGAACCCCAATCATAGGTACCAAATTCGGCATCTGTTAAAAATGCACCATTTAATGTCCATTCTTCTACTGTTTCACCAATTGGGGAAAGTTGAGATAATTTTATTTGTTTTTTGTAGAATGAAGAATACCCATCTCGTCCTGTTGATGATTCATGATGCAAACGAATCCATTCCATTACTGCCTGTGCACCCGATGGAACAATTGGATCATATAGTGTCATTTGTATGGTACTCCATTCAGATTTTCCTTTAACATATCGTTTAATGTTAATTAAATCTAATGCAACTTCACCATTACTAATTTGTGGTTTACCAGATGTTTTTACTAAGTATGCCGGAATATCCGGAACAGCTAATATAAAATGATGTTGTCTTTTTGGCTCCCACGAAAATGCTCTATCAAATAATTGTTCCTGATCAGCAATCGTTAAATTAGGATTCCTATTATCATACAATGCCATGTTCGTATTCCTTCTTTTTTATATAAATATGTTAACCAGTAAAAAAGGTAGAACCGAAATCCTACCTTTTAAAAATAAATTGTTTTTTATTAAAATGCTGCACCCGTTGGTTGAATATTAAAGTCTAATACAATAAATTCAGCCGTTCTAGTTGGTTGCAAGAATATTTGTCCGTACAATATATTTTGATCAATTAAATCTGGTGTATTGTTTTTATCATCCATGACAACTCGGAATGCATATAAACCTTGTTGTACACGTACTGATTCCATATATGGATTAACAATTGCCAAGAATCTATTTCGCGTTTCTACTGAATTTTGTTCGAATACCAAAAATCTTGTAGATGATGCAATAAACTTCTTAACTGCAATAAGTAATCGCCTAACATTGATTCGATCTAATGCACTTGGACGTGCTTGTAATGTCTTTTGTCCCCAAACTACAATACCGCCGTTTTGACCACCAAAATTAGCAATAGGATTGACGCGACCTTGATACAATGTGTCTCTGTCTGCTTGTGCTAATGATACTTTAGTTCCAATTGCAGTAACAACACCTCTACTTAAACCTGCAGGAGCAAACCACGGAGCTTGTGTTTTATCATTAAATGCAATTACATTTGGCAATAAAACTGATGGCGGTACAAATATTTGTGCATTTGTAGCTGTATTTATTGTGCTTAACCATGGCCAATATACTGCCGTATAATTAGTATCAAGTGTTACTACTTGCTGAGTTACCGTTGCAATAGAATCATTGATTGCATTTGAATCCATTATGTAAAATGTGTCTTGACGAGTCTCACATAAATTTCTTGCTAATGAAGTAGCAGATGAATGCAAACTATCAATAAGACCTGGAGTTACAAGCAAATTCATATCATAATAATCAGTATTGCTCAATACTAAAAATGCCTTATTATATGATTTAGTACCAGTAGACGTAGATGTTTGACAATCAAATCCGTAAGTGTTGTTTGATGCAATATACTCTCCTCGGTATTTTGGTAAGTTTGGACGAGCTCCATCAAATCCGCCTTGGAATGGCACTATGAATTTTCTAGTTGATAATTTAACATTGGTAATAAATGTTGAATTTATCAATGCAGACTGCAATGATCCAGTATATGGTGTAATTGAATCTGGAAAATTAGATGCTGTAGCTTGAAGTACGTTTCCTAAATAAAAGTCCGTTGAACTGCCTGTATTTGATCCTGATGTTGGAACTGGTGCCAAATAGTTCATATTAGTTGCAGCCGTATAATCAAATCCATGGAAACTTGTTCCCGAATATACTCCATTAACTAATTGCGTGCTTCTATATGATGCTTCAGGCAATGCCAAACTACCTGAAACTAATGGAGCTGGTGAACTAACTGCTCGGAATCCAAATGGAATCAAAGTTTTGTCAATAATTTTATTTCTAACATCCTCAGATACTTCTACTCGTATAAAATTGTTGTTTGTAGGATAACTACCATTAAAAAATACTTGACCATTGTCATTAACGGTTTGATAGCTATCGCCAATTACTCGAGCAATATATTTAGGAGAATCTGGATTCAAATCAACTTCCCACTCTTGAATAATATCTGGTTGCGTATCTGTATCTTGAGATGAATATGGCGATCCAGGAATTCCAGGACTCAATGTATTAACTCGTCGAAGTTGAACTACAAATGTACCATATTGATCAGCAGGTCCTAATTCCGTACCGGTTCCTGATGTACCTGATGCTAATTTGATATCTTTAATTCCAATTTTAACTTCATGGCTAACTGAAGTACCATGTGATATTGTATGAAATTTAAATAAATCTGTTGCGGCATTTCCTACTAACTGCGATGTAATCCATGGTGTTGATGCTACATTGTAATCTTGCAAAAATTCATAATTACTAATAATTTGCAATGATGCAGTAACTTTAGTAATATCTGCAAATTCTTGCCAAAGCTTTTTAGCTTCATATTGTACATATACCGGATAATTTGATGATGCCGGGCTTGTACCTAATACTGTGCTAATATATTGATTTGATGAATCAACAATTGAACAAGAAATTCCTGTTGAAGTATTTGATAAAAATGAACCATCAAAACCAATAGCTGAATTTTGTGGTGCAGAATATGAACCAGAAATAACTAATGAAAAAGATCCATTATTTAATGAGGTATTATATGTTACAGATGATGATTGAAACAATGGGCCAGTTAATCCAACTGTAGTTACTGGACGAGTTGGATGTAATATGTGTGATACTTTTTTAACTAATCCTGCTCCAGAACCTGATTCTGCAACGATTGCTAATGCACCTCGATTTAAATAATAGCCGTCTTCATACAATATTCTTGTTACTGTAATCGTTTCGCCATTCTTCAAATAATCTTCAACTAACATGGGTACATAATAATCATCTGCAGTATTTGTACCAAATATTTGATTGTATTGAGTAATATCTGTTATCTGTGTTGGCACTAATGCCGGGCCTTTTATAGTTGGGCCAACAACTGCAGCACCAATGGTTCGTATACCTTGTGCTAAAAATGATTGATCGATCTCTCTGGTAAATACTCCAGGCGATACTATTCTTTCTGCCATTTATGTCTCCTAATGATTTTC